ATGCCACGCGTTAAAAAGCCTTTAACAGATACAGAAATTAAGAAAGCAAAGCCAAAAGAAAAAGAGTATCCATTGTCTGATGGAAACGGACTTATTCTAAGAGTGAAACCGAATGGCTCTAAAATTTGGCTGTTTAATTATTATCATCCGGTTACGCAAAAAAGAACGAATGCGGGGCTTGGTATGTATCCTCAAATTCAGTTAGCGGCTGCCCGTGCCAAGCGTGAAGAATATCGCGCTTTGCTTGCTCAAGGTATCGATCCACAAGAACATAAAAAGAAAGCACTAGAAGCTACCAATGAACAAATAAAAAATAGTTTCTTGGCCATTGCTGAAAAGTGGAAGGAAAAAAAGGTTAAGGAAGTAGAGGCATCAACCTTAGAAAAGAATTGGCGCCGATTAGAACTCTATGCTTTCCCTAAATTCGGTCAAATACCTGTTACTGATATTTTACCGGCACTTATTATTCAAACATTGGAACCATTAAACCAACAAGGGAAAGGCGATACATTAAAGCGTACGATTCGCTTAATTAACGAGATTTTAAATTATGCCGTGAATTATGGCTTAATACAGTTTAATCCTTGTCTTAACGTGAATGCCGTTTTTAATTTCGGCAAGAATGAAAACAATCCTACAATTCGTCCTGAAGAATTGCCCGCACTTTTGAGAGCAGTTAGAGATTCGCGCTTAACTTTGTTTACTCGCTGTTTGATTAAATTCCAACTTTTAACCTTAACTCGCCCTGTTGAAAGCAGTGGTGCGCAATGGTCGGAAATTGATTTAGATAATCGATTATGGTCGATTCCGGCAGAAAGAATGAAAACAAGAAAAGCTCACACTGTTCCACTTTCTACTCAATCTATAGAAGTGCTGCGTATTATGTTGGCGTACACAAAGAACGATAAATATGTTTTCCAAAGTGCTCGCACTAAAGATAAGCCAATGAATAGCCAGTCAGTCAATAAAGCATTAGTCGATTTAGGGTATAAAGATAAATTAACGGGCCATGGATTGCGCGCTATCGGTAGTACCTATTTGAATGAATATGAACCTATGATTTCCCCTGATGTGATCGAGGCTTGTTTATCTCATGGTATAAAAGATTCAGTGCGCCGGGCATACAATCGTTCTGATTATCTAGAACAACGCAAGCCGGTGATGCAACTTTGGGGCGATTATGTAGAACAATGTGAACGTTAAAAGTGATGTGCGTGGAAAATATTTAAAAACTGCGTTCACTCGTTCACCGTTTCACTTTCTTTTATTTTTCAAATAGTTATAGAGTGAAGAGAAAAGAGAAGTTATTCACCGGGGCATTCACCTTTTTAGATAAAAAAAGCGCGGTTTTTTATGCCGCGCCTTTCACTATCTATTTGATTTTATGTACTCATTATAAAACTCGTCAAAGTCTTTAAAGTGTACGTTGGTGATATATCTTCCTTTTTCCGTGCCGGAAGTTATCCGTTTGCGGGTGTAGGGGTATTTATTTTTGTGCTGTGCCAATCCTTGTCTCAATGATTCGGTAAAGTTATTCAGTGTTAAAGCATTTTGAATATTATTGGCTTCAGTAAATACCAAGTAAGCCGGGTAAAGGTGCGTTCTTGGAAGTCCGGTTTTCGCATTGCCAATTCCTAGCCCGTTACTTTCTTGAGAGGTTAGGAAATAACTACAAAACACCGTTAAATGATCTGAGTTCATTTTGATTTCTAACGCTTCGGCGCTTTCCTGTTGTTGAATTAACGCTTTCTGTTTACTTTCCGGCACCACCTTATCAAAGTGAAAAATCACTCGGCGACGTTCAATACCTCCGTTTCTTTCTGTGAAGCGTGTCGGCTCATTGTTGACGATTAGCACTATCGCGGGAATGACCGCTTTAAACTTGCTTTTATGCTTCGGATCGATATTGACTAAATCCCCCGCACTAATGCTTTTTAGTCCGCCACCATCACCACCATAGCGGGATTGTTCCGGGCATAGAATGAGCGTTTTATTCACAAAGTTTTCACGCCCGCGCGGTTCGTCTAAATCGACTAATCGCCCGCTTTCCGTGTTTTGTTCGCCGGCTAACATTGTGGCAATTTGCGCAAATACCGATTTTCCGCTGCCACCATCACCTGTTACTTCAAAGAATAATTGCCAGTTATGGCGATTCGTTAAAATCGCGTAAAGTGCGCCCAAGATTGCTTGCTTTTTATCTTCCTTGCCATCAGCAACAAAATTCAACCAACGATCAAAGTGCGGTGTATTTTCTTCCTGATTCGTGTAATCGTGCGGAATAAAGGAAGTGAGCCAGTTTTCCCGACAATGCGGGTAAAATTCCAAGGTCGAACGATTTAATACGCCGTTTTTAAAGGCTAATAGCTCCTTGGATTGCTCACCCATTTTGGTCGCTTGAATCTTCGCAGTATCAATCATTGAATCAATAGAACGGGCGCTATAAGTAAATTCCTGTTCATCGTAAAACTGAACGGCTTTAACCTCTAATTCCGATCTCGGTAGAATCTCCCAATTTGCGCCGGTGTAATGATAAAGCTCCTTATCTAAACTGTGTTGAGCAATATCTAGATTCAGCCATTTCACGAATGCGCGGGCTTTTATGTTGGTGCCATCCTTTTCCTTTAGTTTCGGCGGCGGAGCAATTTTATCCGCAATTTCTACCGCACTTTTATCCGTGCGTAGGCGTTGAATGTAACCACTTAGATTTTCCTTCATCTGCGCGGCGCCATCATATAAAACGACATGATCAGCTTTAGTATGCTTTGCTAGGTTATGGCAAATACCGGTGATTTCTGTCTGCTCTAATTCTCCACATTGGAAAAGCAAGATTGCGCGTTGCTCCGAATCGGCTAGTCTGATTCCTGAAATATCTTCAAGCTGCTGTTCGGCAAGGATCACCGGCTTTTGTCTAGCATCGATACCTTCCACCAACGAACACAATAACAACCATTCTTCACCTTTTCCTTTGTTCCATGCTTGCCAAGCTTTACGCCCGGCAAGAATGATTAACGCTGAATAAGGTTCTTTCGGCTGATCCGCTAAATGTGGTGCATTAATTAAGCGTGCCATGATTTACCCCCTCAACTGCGCCGTTCTCAATCATATTGATACGCATGGCAACGATTTCCTGAAAATATGAAAATGTGCTTACCAAGGAAATCACTAAGCTATGCTTCAATAAGCCATCTATAAGTTCATCATTGGATAGCATTGCTGCGGTTTCCTCCGGCGCTAAAGAAGGCGGTTTTGGTGCCATCTGTAGTAAATGCTTATTGATCGTGATTAATTCATCACGAAGAATTTTTAGCCCACCGAGATATTCAGCAGGATAGTCAATAAACTGTTCAGCTAATGCCAAAATTGATTCGGTGGTATAAGGGAAAGACGAATTAAAGGCTTCATCTTTAGGTTTTCCCATGTTCTGATGACTGATTGAAATCGCATTCAATTCAATGGCATTTAGTTTGGAATAATCCATTTTTTGATTAAGATCCATTATTTCACCCCCGTGATTTTCAATCCTGCTGTAGTTGCTCGTTTAATTGATTTCAGCGCGTCTGTTGCGCCTTTTAAATGTCCGTTGTGAATGTAGTCTTTGGCAAAGCTAAGATAAAATTCAGTCTGTTTAATGGCTTTTACCAACTGTTCCCAATCCGGCAAGCGTTCTTCCTCAAATAGGCTAGGGCGCTTCTTGCTTACTTTGGTTTTTAACTTACGCATTTGCCACCACCTGTAATTGTTCAATTTGTGTTACTACTTCGGCAAATTTAGAAATTAAATAGCCGTTTGCCTGATTGAAGTCCTTTAAAAGTGCGGTCTGTTCTTTTGTTAAATCGGCAGCTTTCGCCAATTCGTTAAATAACTTTCCACCACCTTTTAACCGTTCCACTAAATCCGCACATTCGCCGCGCATTTTTAGTTTGTGGTGGAAGTCGTCCGGATAAACTTCAAGGCATTTACGGTTGCTATCATGAATTAGCTTAAATTGGCGGCTGATTTGCGCATATTCCGCGTGTAAGGGGTTGAATGAGAGTTTCCCATGAATCTTAGGCTTAACCGTGCCTTGTGTTTGCTGTTGTGCCATCGGTTTAATCATTTTCATCATCCTCACCTAATCCGTCGGGGTTGCTAATTCTGATTTCTGAATGAACATCTTTATTTTTTAAAAATTCAGCAGCTTTATAGGCTTGTTCGTATGTAGGATAATGCCCCACAAAATCAATTTTGCCCTGTTTGTCCAATATCACTAATTTGTAAGGTGAATTAGTCATCTTCGCCCTCCAATAATTTATTCAAAGCCGAATAATTGCTTTCACTTACTCTAAATGCAGCGACTATTGCCGCCTGAATTTCACATTCATTTAATTTTGAATAATCGGTTTCAGATAAAGCCAATAGCAATGATGAAAGCTGATGGACTTTCTCTAAAAGCCCTTCTAATTGCCATTTTTCAAGAGTGATTTTTTCTTTATTAAGATTGCGCATAGCTCACCCCTTGATAAAAGTGCGGTCGTTTTTCACGTTGTTTTGAAGATTGATTTTGCCGGTAAGTACAAGAACAAAATCACGGGCGAATTGAGCGCGTGCGGCTTGTTCAGTATCAGCGGTGATACGGATTTTTTGAAGGTGATTTGATAAATCAGTACGGCGAATAGCCGCGAAGATGAATTGATACATTTGCGTAAGTTCCAAAGTTAGATTTTCAGGAACTACCGCTAGACTTTCCACGGTCGGGCGGTAGAACGTAACAAGGTGGAAAACTGCCAACTTTGGAAGACAGCCCGTCATAGACGGCTTATTACGCTCTACCATTGAGAGAATGATCGGATTTATATGTAAAACAAAATCCGCATATTCTTTTGGTGTGCGAATGTTACGAACAAAAAAAGCACGGTCTAATGGCGTGCTGTCGTTCGCCAAAGTTAGATAGTTCAGCTTTCCACGGCTGGCCTTAGATTTTGCTAAGGCGTGGACATAGTCGCAAATTTGACCGCACTTTGTAAAGCGAAATGTATTGTAATTATTTTCATGTTGTTTATAATTAATGTGATTTAAATTCATATTTATTCCTTTTATGGATTTAGATCGGGAAACGCGGCGTGTGCTTTGTGTTTGGCTCATGGTCGCTAAAATCATTCATTAGCGTTCAAAGTGTGTTCCGCAGTTTCCGCCCTCATGTAATTTAGGTTATCTACCTTCTGAGTGATTCTTAAGGTAGGGGAATGCGCCGCTTGGGTTGAGCCTTGCGGCGTTTTTCTTTTAACGGAATCGAAAGTAGGCTTGCTGTTCTTCATGCGCAGTAAGCTCACCTCCCTTAGCCTTATAAATAGCAATCACCTGCTTTAGCTGTTCGGCATCTGCGATTTCATAGCGGTAATATTGCCCCATTCCATCTGCAGTCTTTTCCGTTGTACGTTTCACTTTGCCGGTTAAATGATTGCGTTCAAGTTCACTGATATAGTTACGCGCTGACGTCATACCCATTGAATAACCATCAATGCCGCTAATGCTAGAAAGAATTAAGCGGTGTAACACTTTTAAGAATTGTGTTGGTTTTCTTGCTTCGTTCATCTTCCACCACCTTAAGCACGTGCCGCTTTTTGTTCTTCAATCCACGCATTCACTTCTTCTAAATCCCAACGGACAAAGTTTTGTGAAAAGCGGATCGGTTGTGGGAATTGTTTAGCTCTTACAAGCTCATTGAGTTTGGTGCGGCCAAAGCCGATCATTACGGTGACTTCGGCACCGGTGATAAGCTTTTTAGATTGGGTTTGAGATTGGCTCATAAAAAATACCTCTCGTTAGTTTAACTATGTGGAATAGCGTTCTATTCCGTTGAGTTGTTCGAACGGGAGACATCTTAAGGAAAAATACATTATGAATCAGCGACTTAACTTCTTAATAAGAAATGATTGCTTAAATCGAAAGAAAAAGCCCCTTAAATCGAAAGACTAAGAGGCTTTTATAGGAAACTATGATTTTTTAGATGGGAAAATTGCTTTTATAATATCGTTTGATTCATCAATTAACTTGTAAAAAGTGTCTGCTGCGATATTGGTATTTCTAATTCCTGATTCTTTTAGATCTGCGTTGATAACATCAAATAACTTATTTCTGCTATCAAGTTTTGGATAACATTTTTTAACCAATAAAGCGAACAGTTGCTTTTGTGGAGAACTTATTCGGCCGCTTTGGTTTGTTAAACTAAGAGAGTCTATTATCTTTTGCTTTTCCTCAAGCTCTGATTTTAATTTTTTGATTTCTTGCTCTAAATCATTACATTTTAAAGATTTGTCGGATGGTATAAGCTTAATTAAATCATCATAGCTAATTTTTATATCTTTTAAATTGATTCTAAATGTACGTTCCTTAATTAATTGATTGTATTCATTATAGCCTGGATATTTCATCGTAAAATAGAGAGAGTTATAAATATCCGAATTAGTAATAGAATAAATGGTAAAGCCCTCTAGCTCTATATAGTTTGTATTGCTTAGACTATGATCAGGCATTGAGCTACTTACAAAGAGATCTAATAGCTCTGAATATAGAACTACGTAACCAGAAAAATTTCTTATCTTGTTTTTATCATAAGAAATATATAGATCGCCGAATTCATCTGGTTCTTTCTCAAAGCTATCTATTTTTTCAATCTCTAAAGTAGAAAAACTATCTTCTAGACGCAAAATACCATCAGTTTCATTTTTTAAACTTTTCTCTTTAAAAAACAATTCTGAATCTTTATCAATAAAGAAGCCTTCTACATCATTTCTACCTATTTTAATCAGTTCATTATTTTTAATTTTTATCTTTATTAAAAACTTTATTTTTTCCTCAATAGCATAAGAATAGAGTAAATTTTCCTTAATCGTTGAACCTGTTTTTTGATTAATAAAATCTACAGCTTGACTTAAAGAATAAAAATTAAGTGGAAGTAAATCCATAAACGCCCCTTTCGCATTTACCCTTATGATAGGAGCGCACCAACAAGATAAGGTTTCTTGCTTTCGGGGATCAGCCTAGGTGCGCTTTATTTGGTTATTTGTTTTTTATATCTACACTAATATCTATTAAAGTGGTTTCTTTGCCGGTGCTACCGTCTATCCAGTTTATCGTACCGGTGATAAGCGGCTTCGAGTTTTCTGGCAATGTTTTCTTGATAACTGCGTTATTTATTTCATATTCTACAGGGCGGTTTTTTCTTTCTTCCCACTCGGCGGCCAACCGTTTATTTTCTTTCCGGCGCTTATATTCATCGTAAATAAGCCAACCGATAGTAAATGAAAGCCCGCAGGCTAAACCAAAGACCACAATAAACCACCAGTCTTGAAAGGTAACTATTGCTAATACGACAAAAAAAGCAGCAACCATACACTTTATTGCAACTAGTATCAGCCCCATAGTTCCCCCCTTGTTTTTACTGGTTATTATAATAAATAACATAGTAACAAAGGAGAAAAGATTCAATAGTGTAAGGGAAATATTTTATTCTTCATCGCTTACCGGCATTGATTCTTTTTTGCTGTTTTAGCATGGCATCAAGCTGTTTTTGCGCAATAAAGTAAATCGTTTCTAACGCGTCCATATTCGGGCTATTTGGTCGGCTGTCTATTTCTCGCTTGGCCGCATTACATTTACATTCTAATGCGTGAATAACTTCACTTATTGGATAGGGTTCTTCATCATCGTAAAGGCTGACAAAGGTAAAAAGTGCGGTCGATTTTTTATAGTGATTCACCGCTGAAAGAAGTAAGTTTTGCTTTGCCTGTTTACATTTCATAAATCAATCCCGTTAAATTGTTCCAATGCCTGTTTGTGTTCTTCCGATAACTCAAAAATCAGATCGCCATATTCAAGTTGATAAGTGCCGAATGACATCAGGAAAGCCACTGCCGGATCGATTTTGTTTGCGGCTTTCTTCTTGTTTGGTTTTATGTTGGCGTTGGCATCAGTTTCCATCACAACATTGGATAACGCCCACGAAAGCACCGGATCGCCGTGGTGTTCTATCACTTGGCGATTTATCAACACTTCCGCACTTTTGGCCACCGGGCTAAATCTTTGGTAGGTTTGCGGGAATGGTTCTACTTCCAAGCCTGCCGCCTGTAATTGCGTTCTTAAATGCGTGGCGTTCCAAACATCAAAGCCGATCATTTTGATATTGAAACATTCAGCATCTTTCAGAATATCATCTCTGATTTTGTCATAGTCGATACAGTCGCCCTCTGTGGCAATAAGCCAACCGGAACGCACCCAATTTCGATAGATGGCCCGATTCTTATTTGCCACGTTGTTAAGCTGAAATTCAGGAATATAGTGCCGGGTAATCAACCGCACTTTTTTCCCTTGTGGGAAGGTGTAACAAAGGCTTGTTAAGTCGTTGGTGCTAGATAAATCCAAGCCTAAATAGCAATCTTGGTGAAGTAACTCGCTTTCAGTGTAATTTCTTGCGCACTGCGCCCAATTGCCTTCGCCTAGCCATGGTGTCGTACCTTGGCACCAAACATTAAAACGCTTGGTGAGCATTTCCACCCACTCGGAAGGAATCCCCCTGGCTTTCTTGATCGTGTTTTCAAAATCAAGGTAAGGAATGGATTTACCGATATTCGGATTGGCTTTTATCCAGTTTTCCGGATTATCAATTTCGCTTTCTTCGTCCAATTCAAAAATCAGCACAAATAGGCTGTCGTTTTGTTCGTTGCCTTCCAGTATTTGCGCGCAGTAATCATAGTGCTGCTTACAAGCGGAAATAACGTTACTTCCCGCTGTGGTAATCGCAAATAGTAAACCTTCCGGGCGTGCGCCTTGACCTAATTCTAATGCGCTGTAAACGCTGTTATCGGTGTGTAAGTGATATTCGTCCACAATGGCAAGGCTTGGGTTAGTTCCCTCAATGGTTGAGGATTTCGCCGCTAACGGGCGCATTAAGCTATTTGATTTTGGATTAATTAGTTTATGTTGCTGAATATTGAGCCGTTTGCGCAAAAGGGGAGAGAGTAGGCACATTTGACGCGCATCATCAAACACAATGCGGGCTTGGTCTCGGCTTACTGCTGCAGTGTAAATATCTTGTTGGCCCGCTTCCATCAGTAGGAACCAATTAGCCAACACGGCGGCCACGGTGGACTTGGCATTTTTCCGCGCCACTTGGATATAAGCGGAACGATATTTTCTCAAGCCGGTATCGGTACGTTTAAAGCCTAACAAATTGGCAAAGAGAAATGTTTGCCAGTCTGAAAGCTCGATTGGTTGCCCGCGTAAATGCCCTTTAACGTGTGGGCATAGGCGGGAGAAGGCCAAGAATTTATTTACCGCACTTTCATCAAAGAAATAAGCGGGGTTCGCTAAATCGTCAAAATAACGCGCTACGGCTTGTTTTATCTTACGACAAGCCACTATTTCACCTGTTTGAACTTTCTTTGCGTATTCGTGCCAGATTGCCATTTTCGCCTACATTGTGAGGATTTCATCCAACATATCAGTAACGTCCGTTTCTACTGGATTTTTACGGCGGCTCACCGGATCGAAGCCTAAGAGGGAAGACATCTTGATCATGACTTTTTCGGCATCTGCTTTCGCGGACAATGCCGGGTTTCTTGATTGCGTACCTTGGCTATTTACGATAATGAAGCCATTTTTCGCTAAATCTGCCACAGAATGACGCCAAATTGCGTAGTTTTCGCAATAAATTTCAAGGTTTGTTAAATCTTCCGGCTTAATATCACCTCGTTCTGAAAGTTGTTTAATACGCGCTTTCCATTGGCTTTTAGCAATATCATCCAAGAAATCAGGTGTCTTATAACTTTTTCGCTTGCTCATTCACTTTCCTTATTTTCTAAAAAATCACTTTGCGTAAAAATTTGAGTAGGCGGGCGGTTCCGTAGGATTGAGCCTTTCTTTTTGAAATTGCCCCCACCCAGTCAAATTCTGTTTAACCATTTGATTCTAAAACAAAACGCAAAATTGCTTTCTGTATAAGGTTAAACGTAACGCATTGATTCTGTTAAATAGACGGATTTCCGTCTTTCCCTCGCATTGTCATCATGACAACACCTCATTTCTTCGCACCAAATCCGCGTTGGTCTATCACTCGTGTTTTATAGCTGTGACAATCACGGCATAAAGGCTGATGATTGCTTGCTACCCAAAACAACGGATCGGCTTGTCCGTTCTCTACCGGCTTGATATGGTCTATCACTGTTGCCGGAGTATATTTGCCTTGCTCTAAGCACATCACACAAAGGGGATGATGCTTTAAGTATTGTTCGCGGTATTTGCTCCACTTGTGGTCGTAACCGCGTGCGCTACTGTTTGGGCGGTTGTCCTTAGGTTTATGCTCCTCACATCTACCGGACTTTACTTTGTTTCTACATCCGGGATAGCTACAACGTCTTAACGGTTGGTATGGCATCGGTTACTAAATCCTTAGTAAGCGCACGGTTCTCTATACACTTCCCACAATGCGGAAATCGTCATAGGTGCCGGTTTAAGGTTGGCTAAGTCTGTGACGGCTTCTCGGTTCGTGTAGAGATAGGCGATATACATTAAGCAACCAATCTTAATAGCCGGGGTAAAAAGTATGGTCTTTTCCGTTTCTTCTTCCCCAAAGGTTTTGCCAATATGTTTTTGGCATACTTCTAATGTGGCCACCTTATAGGCTTCCAGTAACTCATCATCTAAATCGTGATCAAGATTTAAGTGCGCTTTGATTTCATCAATCGTTAAATTAATTTCCACCATTGCCGGTCAACTCCTTACAGATAAGCTGCAGTTCTTTGTGCGCTTCTTTACTATCAATAATGTTCATTATCTCTAGCGAACGGCTCCCATATTTCACGCGCATAGTGTTATCAACATTAGTTCCGTAACGTATGCGAATGCGCACCGTATTTTCATTTAATGGCACCGCACCGGAGAAGAACTCTCTACCTTGTAATGGTTCAACCGCCGCCCGGATATTGGCAACGGTTTTCCATTTACTCACAATACCGCCGTAGTCGTTCTGTTCGTTCACTTGCTTTTGTAGGCTAATCACCTTGTTATACTTTCCGGCCTTAATCATGATTGCCATCGATTGCCCCTGATTCTTGCTCATCACCGCGTTTTACTTCTACGGTTTGTTTCCATGCTTGGCTGAATTCATCACCTCCAGCATAAGGCGGTAAGCCTTCACGTCTGCGTACTTCGTTAGGTGACATTACGCCCGCTTTAATCGCTACATCATAGCTATTGAAACGTTCGTTTTGACTGGTGCGGAGTAAGTCGCTTGTGTCAAATTCGATTAAGTGCCGTTTCTTGCTACTGCTCGTTAAGTCAATCATTAAGGCATCTTTAAGCTGTTGTTCAAAGTTAGTTAGCCATGGGCGCAAGGTTTGTGATAAGAACGCTCTACTAGCCTCACTGAAGTTCGCATAACTACTATTGGAATAATCTTGTAGGAAAATCGGGCTTATGTTGTAGATTCGGGCTATATCGGAAATTGTGAAGGTTCGACTTTGTAACCATTCGGCATCTTGGTTTGTCATGCCTAATTGTTTGTATTCCATTGAGCCTTCAAGGATTGGTGTTTTCCCCGCGTTCTTCGCGCCTTTGTAACGCTCTAAGGCTTTCACTGCCTTCTGTGCTTTCGCATCGTCTAACCATTCAGCCGTTGAGATTAGTCCGCTTGCCATCAATCCGTTTTTCATGATTGCTGCGCCGTGTCGTTGTTGTGCTAAACCTAGTCCAATCGTTTCACGGCAAACTGTCACAGGTGAACGCCCCATAAATCCATCAAAGGAACTATGGCGTAGGTGTAACATTTCATCTTGAAGGTAGTTTCTAGTTACTCCGTTTAAGTCCGTTACTTGGTAAATATGCTCGCCTGTTACTTTACGGAAGATATTTACTTCGCTCGGCTGATAAGGTGTAAGGCTTACAGGTTCGCCCTTGTTATTCCACTCAATCACTGCGTAAGCATTACCAGTTAGCAAGCAATGGCGCATCATCGTATATTTGAACTGGTAAGGCGTTTGATTTCGGTTAGGCATTTCATTTAAAAGATATTCAACCGGATGACGGTAGATTCTTTCTCGCCCATCTTCTTTCAGTGCGTAAAGATAACAAGGCATAGATGCTACCGCCTCGGCAATCACTGTGACGGCGTTCATAACCGCTGGTAGAGCCTCTGCCGTTTGTGGGCTGACATATTCGCCCGCGCCTGTATTATTTACGCCCATGTAAGAGATGAATTCATCAATAGTGATTGGTTCGCTGCGTTGCTCTTTTCGTCTAAAAGGATTCCACATATTACGCCCCCATTACATCAACCCACTTGCTTAAAAGTGCGGTAGATTTATCTTGCGTTTTTTCTTTAACGGCCACCATCGAACGCTTAGCGATTTCAACACTGCTTTCCGGATAAGCTGGAATACTTGTTACGGTAACTTCAAATAGATCCGCTTTAATCACAGTTCTTTGATAAGGCTCTACATCAAAATTCCATTCTTCTTCCATCGCTCTGAATCCGAAAGACATCCCTGTAATATCACCGCGAGAAACACTAACTAATAAATCTTTTCCGATTGTTGTATCGGGCGGAGTTAGTTCAAAGCGTAAGCCGGTTGAATCTTCTTCTAGCTTTAATGTTCCCGCACTTGTTCGACCTAGTAACTTGGTGTAGTCATGTTCAAAGAGTGCGCGCACATCTTCGCCACTCGCTAGGCTGTCACTGAAAGCTTTAGGCGCAAAGGATTCCACAAAATCACAGTAAAGCACTTGTGAAGGGCTATTCCATTTCACCGCATAACCGACTAGCTTTTGATTTTCTTCATCGGCTGAAAGTGTTGCGGAGCGGATTTCAAATTCTTTATTCATATTTCACCTATTAAGCAAAAAAAGGGGCTTTCGCCCCTCTATGATTTATGCTGTTGTCTCAATCACTTTGATAGCGTTTGAATCTACTACGCCACCACCTAAATATTTATCGGTGTGTACTTTATAGAATCCCGGTTCGGTTAAGTTGTCCGGACGGGTTCGCACGCCTGTTTCGTGATCTACGATGAAATATCCGCGTTTGAAGTCACCGAAGGCAATTACTGCTTTGTTTGCTCCGCCTGTCGGCATTGTTTCTAAGAAGTGGACTGGACGACCTAATAATGTTGCTGGGGCATCGGCTGTTAAACCATCGCGCCAGATATAATCGCCGTTTTTGTTTTTAAGTTTTTGTAATGCTGCTGCAATCGTTGATGACATCACCCAAACCGCATTTTTACGGTATTTGCTATGAAGTGTATAGAACGCATCGATTAAAGTATCTGCATCAATCTTCGCTACACCTGCTACTTCAATTTTTTGAAGTTTGCCGAATTGTCGAGTTTTGTCATCTTCGGTTGTGCGTTGGTAGGTTAAGAAGCCTTTTGATTTCTTGTTACCATCACCGGAAGTTAAATCAGTTTCTTCTGTTTCTGTGAAGGTTTCAGAAATTTCATCAGTTAGCCAACCTAAAACATCAATGCTTGAGAAGTCTAAGATTTCTTGTGTAGTCTTAGGATAAGCATAGATTGAATTTAAAGCGATTGTTACTTCATGAAGTTTCGGGCTTGCTGTGCCGTTTCGTGCTGTGCCTTCTGTTCCGTGTTCTACTGCTGCGCCGCCAGCCGATACTAATTTTTTGTATTCTTTCGCTCCAACCGGTAAGCGTACTACGTTACAAAGTTGGCGCATTACGCTATCGTCTGTTAAGCGTTTCATTACATCTTTGTCTAACTGTGGGATAACTGAATATCC